GTAGAAGATCCTGATGATACTAATATACTTAGACCCATAAAGAGTGAGCTTGATGCTTTGCAAAAAGCTAAAAAGTATATTAATCAGTATAGTTATAGAGAATTAGCTAATTGGTTATCAACTCAAACTGGTAGATATATATCTCATGTTGGGTTGCGTAAAAGGTTAAAAGATGAACGAAGACGTAAGAAAGCAGCTTCAATTAAACGTCAGTATGCCAAAAGGTACAAAGAAATCATTGAAGCCGCAGAAAAGATTGAAACCGAAAGAATCGGAGCAACCGAAAGTAGTAGTAGTACCAGAAGTTCAAGTATCTGAAGTAGAATCTAATCCTTACGAGGGTAGACCAGTTATATTTGAGCCTAATCCTGGGCCGCAGATGGACTTTCTAGCTTCAGCAGAACGTGAAGTACTGTATGGTGGATCAGCAGGTGGCGGGAAGTCGTATGCTATGTTAGCTGATCCTTTACGTTATATTAATCATCCTCAGTTTTCAGGCTTATTAGTTAGACATACAACTGAAGAATTAAGAGAACTTGTGTGGAAGTCACAGGAACTGTATCCGAAAGTTATACCTAATATAAAATGGTCAGAACGAAAGATGCAGTGGGTAGCTCCTTCAGGGGGCAGACTCTGGTTTTCGTATCTTGATAGAGAAGAAGATGTATTAAGATACCAAGGTTTAGCATTTAGTTGGATTGGATTTGATGAACTTACGCAATGGCCTACTCCTTTTGCATGGAATTATTTGCGTTCTCGCTTACGTACAGCTTCTTCTGATCTACCAATCTATATGAGGGCAACAACTAACCCAGGAGGTGTGGGGCATCAGTGGGTTAAAAAGATGTTTATTGATCCTTCTCCTTATAATACACCTTTTTGGGCAACAGATATTGAGACAGGGGATAAATTAAAATATCCTAAAGGGCATAGTAAAGAAGGCAAGCCCCTTTTTAAAAGGCGATTTATACCAGCCAAACTATTTGATAATCCTTATTTAGCTAGGTCAGGTGAATATGAGACAATGCTATTGTCATTACCTGAACATCAAAGAAGACAATTACTAGAAGGAGATTGGGATGTATCTGAAGGTGCAGCCTTTTCAGAATTTAATAGAGACATTCACGTTATTGATCCGTTCACTATCCCAAAGAGTTGGAAGAGATTTAGGGCTTGTGACTATGGGTATGGAAGCTACAGTGGCATATTGTGGTTTGCTATAAGCCCTGATGATCAATTAGTAGTATATAGAGAACTATACGTAAAAAAAGTATTAGCAACTGATTTAGCTGATATGATATTAGATTTAGAGCAAGAAGATGGTAGTATTCTTTATGGTGTGTTGGATTCTAGCCTTTGGCATAAGCGTGGTGATCCTGGCCCATCTCTGGCTGAACAAATGATTATGAGGGGCTGTAGATGGCGGCCATCAGATAGAAGTAAAGGAAGTAGGGTATCAGGTAAAAATGAAATACACAGAAGATTGCAAGTTGATGACTTCACTGAAAAACCACGTTTGGTTTTCTTTAATACTTGCACAAATGTTGTTTCTCAATTACCCTCGTTGCCCTTGGATAAAAAGAACCCTGAAGATGTAGACACTAATGCAGAAGACCATTTGTATGATGCATTGCGTTATGGTGTTATGACTCGACCTAGAAGTAGTATATTTGATTTTGATCCTCTTAGTCAAGAAAGGGGATTTCAAATTGCTGACCCTAACTTTGGATATTAAATATGGCAGATAAAGATAAAGAAGTATTATTTGAGACAGATGATGTAGCAGTAATTGATACATCAGATGGATCTGGTTTAGAATCTACAGATAAGAATCAAGTTATTTCTTACATTGAAAAGAAATTTAAAAGAGCAGAAGATGCACGTTTAAATGACGAAACTCGTTGGATGAAAGCTTATAGGAATTATCGTGGTTTGTACAGTCAAGATGTACAATTTACTGAAACTGAAAAGTCTCGTGTATTTGTTAAAGTAACTAAAACAAAGACATTAGCTGCTTATGGACAGATTATTGAAGTATTATTTGGTAGTTCTAAGTTTCCTTTAAGTATAAATCCGACTACTTTACCTGATGGCGTAGCTGAATCTGTACATTTAAATACAGATCCTAATGTTTCATCTAGTATTGATGAGTTAAAACAAACTTTTGAAGAAAAAACTAATATCCCTTATTTATTTGATTCAGAAGAGTCTAGGTTACTTCCAGGAGAAACATTGGAAGATCTGCAAAATCGTCTAGGCCCGCTTCAAAATAAACTAGAGGCTGTTTCAGAAAAAGTAATTGAAGGGGATGGCAAAACGCAGACTAGTGTAACATTTCATCCAGCTATGGTTGCTGCTAAAAAGATGGAAAAAAAGATATTCGATCAACTAGAAGAATCTGGTGCTAACAAACAATTGCGTTCTTTAGCTTTTGAGATGGCTTTATTCGGAACTGGAATTATGAAAGGCCCGCTTGCTAAAGATAAAGAATACCCAGATTGGAATGAGCTAGGTGAATATGATCCTCTAATTAAAACTGTACCGACAACAGAGCATGTTTCCATCTGGAACTTTTATCCTGATCCAGATGCAACTAGTATGGACGATGCTGAATACATAGTTGAGCGTCATAAACTTTCAAAAACACAACTTAGGTCATTGAAGTCTCGTCCATACTTTAATAAAGATGCTATTGAAATAGCAATTGATATGGGAGATGCCTATATACGCAAGTATTGGGAAGAAGGAATGGAAGATGACAGTGCTAGTTATAGTCCAGATAGATTTGAAGTTTTGGAATTTTGGGGATATGTAGATACTGTTGTTTTAGAAGAGCATGGGGTAGTTATACCTAAAGAATTAAAGAATTTAGATCAAGTTAATGTTAATGCATGGATATGCAATAATGAAATACTAAGATTAGTGCTTAATCCATTTAAACCTGTACGTATACCCTACTACGCTGTTCCTTATGAGCATAACCCTTATTCATTTTTTGGTATTGGAATAGCTGAAAATATGGATGATACGCAGACGTTAATGAATGGTTTTATGCGTATGGCTATTGATAATGCTGCTTTATCTGGAAATCTTATTATAGAAGTTGATGAAACAAATCTTGTGCCAGGACAAGACTTATCGGTGTATCCAGGTAAAGTATTTCGCAGACAAGGCGGGGCACCCGGACAAGCAATATTTGGAACGAAGTTTCCTAATGTCGCTGGTGAAAATATGCAATTGTTTGATAAAGCTAGGCTACTTGCAGATGAGAGTTCAGGATTTCCTTCTTTTGCTCATGGGCAAACAGGTGTACAAGGTGTAGGAAGAACAGCATCAGGTATTAGTATGCTTATGTCTGCCGCTAATGGTTCTATACGTAGTGTTGTTAAAAATGTAGATGACTATTTAATTGCTCCATTAGGTAAAGCTTTTTTTAGTTTTAATATGCAATTTGACTTTGATGAGTCTATACGTGGAGATTTAGAAGTTAAAGCTCAAGGCACAGAGAGTCTTATGGCTAATGAAGTTCGTAGCCAGAGATTAATGCAATTTTTACAAGTTGCAAGTAATCCTGTACTAGCACCTTTTGCTAAAATGGATTATATTATACGTGAAATTGCTAAATCAATGGATCTTGATCCAGATAAGATTACTAATAGTTTACAAGACGCAGCTATACAAGCTGATATACTCAAGAAATTTCAGCAAGAAAATATACCACCCTTACCTGAAGAGCAAGTAGCAGGAGCTAATCCAGCTGATTCTTCAGGAGTTGGAGGGGGTACTATAGGTACAGGAAATGCACCTACGCCTAATGAACCAGGATTTACAGGAAATGCACAACAACCTCAACAACCAGCACAGGGAGTTGCTCCAGAAGCTCAAGCGATTGGTCAACGACCGGGAGCTATTGGCACACTTCAATGATTATTTAGATTACCTTATTAGTAATCAACATAAAAATATTGAACAGGCTGATGATACTATTATTATTCATCGGACTCAAGGGGCAATTCAAGCTCTTAAACGATTAAAGTTATTGAAAGATGAAATAAATGCAATCTGATCAAACATTAGATGCTTTTGGTCTGACTAAACCACAGAGTGTTTCTGATTTGCAACAGGATGCTATCGGATCTTCATTATATACAAAGAATAAGTATATAAATGAGATAGCAGATAATGTTATTAATTTAGGATTTGATTT